TAGGCTATCTTCTTATAAACACTAATGAGATGGCTGGGCTTGGCTTCTTCCCACCAAGCAAGAAATGGATAAGTGCAAACGGCTTTAGTGTAGGTAAGAAGAACCTAGATACACTTATAGCCACAGCTAAGAATAACTATATGGAGAAAGCGATTGGATTTTTACAGGATGTTAAGCGGCTTAGTGCTATTAATAGCTATCTCAGTAGCTTTGTGGATGGCATTTCCTCCAACACTAAACGAGACAGAAGGTTACATATCACCCTTACCCAAACAAACACCAATACAGGTAGATTTTCTGGACGAAAACCTAACATGCAAAACATGCCAAGAGGAGGAACCTTCCCCATAAAACGTGTGTTCATTTCGCGCTGGGATGGTGGCAAGATAATTGAGGCTGACTTTGCACAGCTTGAGTTCAGAACTGCTGCTTTCCTCGCACAGGACAGCACAGCCATGAGGGAGATAGATACAGGGTTTGATGTACACTCCTACACCGCAAAGGTTATCAGTGATGCAGGACAGCCTACAACACGTCAGGAAGCAAAAGAGCATACCTTTGCCCCTCTCTTTGGAGCTACAGGGTATGGTAGAAGCAAGGCAGAGGCTGCATACTACAAGCAGTTTGTTGAGAAGTACAAGGGCATAGCTAAGTGGCACAAGAAGCTAGGTGATGAGGCTGTGAACGAAGGAAAGATAACTAACGTAAGTGGTAGGCAGTATGCTTTCCCTGATGTAGTACGCAGGGAGAACGGCTCAGTCAGTCACTTCACTATGATCAAGAACTATCCAGTACAGGGCTTTGCTACTGGTGATGTTGTGCCTGTAGTTTTGCTAGAGCTTGACCGTCTGCTACAACCTATGCAGTCGTGCTTGGTCAACAGTGTGCATGATAGTGTGGTAATTGACGCACACCCTGAAGAAATAAATGATGTGTTAAGCATTATAGATTTGCTTAACGATAACTTGAATGATATAATTCAAAAAGAATACGATATAGAAATGAATGTACCACTGCTATTAGAGTCTAAGATTGGTGACAACTGGCTTGACATCAAGGACGTTTAGTGGTATAACTTGAGTCTTAACTTAGTATGCATAGAAAGGATAAAATATGCAAGAGAACGCAGTAGCATTAAAAGTAGATAACATGAACCTAGCTGACGCAATGGGCTTCTCTGCCCCTACAGGACAGTCACAGTCTACACTAGCCAGGATTACAGGAACAGTTATACAGGAAGTTATAGATGGTAAGGTAGCATCTTCTCCTGTGTTTAAGATTGTGACTGAGGACGATACAGTATTTGCAAGGAAGGTAGATGTACGCCTGTTTGCTGAACGACAGAAGTGGCAGCGTTGGGATAGTGAGAACAAGACTATGCAAAAGTCTGTCATGTCAACTAACTTAAATCACGACATGAAAGATACGATTGGTACGTTCAATCTTGGTAGGCCATCAGGTTACATCAAAGACTTCGCTGCACTACCTAAAGATCAACAAGACTTGATCCGTAGTATCAGTCGTGTAAAGGTTATAATGGGTATGGCTACACTCACAGGTGCTTTCTACGAGGGCGGTGCTCCTGCTGATGGATATGATCAAGAGTTCGCTTTTGTCATGGATGTAAAGAACCGTGATAGCTTAAAGTCTATTGATACTACAGTAGGTAAGTTAATCAAGAAGCGTATCAATCCTGCAGAGCAGAGCATAGCTTTGTTAGGAGAGACACAAACTTTACCAAATGGTAATCCTTTCATGGTGATTGGTGCTTCACTAAGTGACTTTGTTGGTTTGCAAGAAGGTGACAACGATACCCTGCAGAATTTCTTAGACTACGTTGGTGCTAATAACGATTATGTTAATACTAAGTGGGAAGAGAACAATGTTGAAACTATATCTCCTGCTGAACAAGATATCATATCTAACATAGTAGATGTGGAGGACTTTGAATAGTGAATCACCCTGCTGAATTAGCTTTGCACCAGTATCTAAGGGATGCCATTGACGGTAAGTCTAAGATGCCAAAAGATATTATTGATAAAATAAAAGATGATATTGGTGAGGCTCTTGATAAACAGTTCAATGAACCTGAAGGTAAGAAAGAGTTTAAACTAAGGATGTCCAATGTTGGGCGTCCTAAGTGTCAGCTATGGTTTGAGAAGAACAACCCAGCGCATCAAGACGTATTACCTACATCCTTCAAGATGAATATGATCTTTGGAGATATGATAGAGGCATTACTGAAAGGTTTGCTACGTGCTTCTGGGGTAGAGTTTGGTGATAACAAAAAGGTATCACTGCCTCTATCTGACACAGAAGAGATATCTGGTGAGTACGACATGTTGTTAGATGATAAGATAGATGATGTTAAGTCAGCTAGTAACTGGTCATACGACAACAAGTTTGTAGACTTCTACACGCTTGAGAAAGGTGATGGGTTTGGCTACGTGCCACAGCTTGTTGGTTACTCTGAGGCAGCTAACAAGAAGGTAGGTGGCTGGTGGGTTGTTAATAAGAACAATGGTAGCTTCAAGTATGTGTCAGCAGCAGAGGTAGACAAGGACGCAGTTCTACAAAAGATAAAGGATGTCCATGAGTATCTCAAGACTGACGCACCATTTGAGAGATGCTTTACAGATGAGCCAGAGTCGTACAGAGGTGTGAACAGTGGTAACTACAAGCTACCTATGGACTGTAACTTCTGCTCACACAAAGCTAAGTGCTGGCCTACACTAAAAAGCATACCATCTAAAGTGTACAGAGGCAAAAGAGAAGCACCTATAGTACACTACACTAGACTGAAAGGCGAATACTAAATGAGTAAGGTGACAATAAACGACAAAGAATATGACACAGACAGTATGACAGAAGAACAGCTAGAGTTGCTAAACGTCTTACAGCAGAACACAGTCATAGCTAATCAGCTAGATCACCAGATACAGTGTGTACGTGCTGTAGGTAAGGTAAAGCTAGAAGAGCTTGTTAAGTTACTAGATGTTAAAGAAGAGAAGAAGACATAGCACTAGAAGGTATCGCAGTGGATTAGAGAATGATGTAGCTGCATATCTGAAGAAGCATCAAAAGAAGGTCAGGTACGAGCGTTTAAAAATAGAGTGGGAAGACCTACGATATAGAACGTACACGCCTGACTTTATACTTGATAATGGTATCATAATAGAAACCAAAGGCATCTTTGATGTAGAGGATAGACGCAAACACTTAGCTGTACGAAGACAACATCCAGAGCTAGACATTCGTTTCGTCTTTAGTAACTGCAAAGCAAAGTTGTACAAGGGATCAAAGACAAGGTACTGTGATTGGTGTGACAAGTATGATTTCAAGTGGGAACACAGGATCATACCTGAAGGTTGGTTAAAAGAGAAAGGTGAACTTATAACAGTAAAGACAATACTGTTCAAAGGTAAAAAGAAGGTGGCAATATGAAATATGTAATAGGAGATGATGAGGTAGCTTTTTTATTAAAGCCATGTGCCTTTGACAAAAGAGGTAGGTGGACAGGTGAGATGAACACTGGACTTGTAGTAGGACAAGTAAAACTACTTAGCACAGATGATGTGTCTCGCGTTGTAAATTTAGCTACACTGATGGGTGCTTTTTTAGAGCTTGCACAACACGATGATGAGTTGTATAATGCAGTAGAAGAACACAGAAATGATTTGATAGGTTTAGAGCATAATCTACAACAAGAAGAGAGTCCTTTGTATGAGAAGGTTGAAGGTACGGATGGTAAAGTTCTAAAGCTAACTAGATTTACTAAGACACAAGGAAACGCATAATGAGTGTAATAACTATGGCAGATCAAACTATTGATGTATCTGATATAATAAATGGTGATACTACATTTAACTACGACAGTGTAAACAAACCAGCACACTACAACTTAACTGATGGTATAGAGTGTATTGATTATATTAAGCAGGTACTAGGACTACACGGCTTCGTAGCTTACTGTAGAGGCAATGTAATAAAGTATAATCACAGAGCAGCTTACAAGAACGCTACACCTGTAGAGGATTTAAAGAAAGCACAACAGTATTTAACATGGGCAAATGAAACATTAGAGGAGATACACAAGTGAACGGCACGAACAAAAAGTTTAGCGTTACATTTTTATTAGAGGTAGACGAAGCCTGTAACGTGCTATCAACTGTACAAGATGCACACGAGGAGGATGTGCGTGACTTAATACACAACACATTTCACGACATAGATGATGTGAAGATAGATAACTTAAACATTAAGGAGAGGACATGATTAACGCAAGCGACATAGAAGCGTTTGAATACTACAACAATGTAGACAATGGTGAGGTATTACCTACTGACTACCAGACTTTTATACATCAGTCCAGGTATTCTAAGTGGATGCCAGAAGAAAAGAAAAGGGAGAACTGGAGAGAGACAGTACAACGCTACATGGATAACATAGTTGATGGCAAAGTATCACCAGAAGAACAGCTACAAATAGAGGATGCTATTATTAATCTAGAAGTAATGCCATCCATGAGAGCTATGATGACTGCAGGACCAGCAGCAGACCGTGATAACACATGCATATATAACTGTAGTTATCTAACCGTAGATGACCCTAAAGCCTTCGATGAGGCTATGTTCATTCTTCTTTGTGGTACTGGTGTCGGGTTCAGTGTAGAGAGACAATACATCAACAAGCTCCCTGAAGTCCCTGTCCTCTACCACTCTGATACTACTATTGTTGTTAAGGACAGCAAAGAGGGCTGGGCTAAGGCGTTCAGACAAGTATTAGCACTCCTATGGGCTGGTGAAATACCTAAGTGGGATATGTCTCTTGTACGTCCAGCAGGTGCTAGGTTAAAGACATTCGGCGGTAGAGCCAGTGGCCCTGCTCCCTTAGTTGATCTATTT